CGCGATGCGAAACCTGCACACAGCGATTCGCGAGTTCGACCGCGCGCACGCCGCCTCCCGTGATGAGAGCTAGATGATCGTGTCCTTCGGCGTGCTGTATACCGGCGTGCTGGCCTTTGGGGCGGGCGTGGGGATCGGGATGGCGGTCGGCCTATGGCTGGCGCGCGCCGACCGGACGTAGGACGACGACGACGACGATGCTTTGTCGCGCTGCGACCGTGCGGGGAATGCGACGCTGGAGGCCACGCGGCGGCGAACGGGCATCATCCCGCCCGGCGCGCCGGAACGGAGAGCAACGCAATGACTAGCGAACAGATCGTGCCGCATCCGTACGCGTGTCAGATCGAAGGGTGCACCGGGCGCATCGGGCAGCAAGTGATCGCGTTAGGCGAACGCGGCCAGATTCGCGTCTGCCTCTATCATCACGCGCTCTTGTTGTGCTCCGTCGTTCGTTCCGGCGAGGCTGACGGGAGCGCACGCTAATCGTCGCCGCGTGGTCTCCGACGCTCGATCGGTGTGCACCGTCGCAGCGCGTAGACAAATCTTCGTCCGTCTGATCGTCGTCGTTACCGTTTCGCCGGATCCGGTTCGTACACCGTCACATGATCCGGCCGGAACGACCAGCCCCCCAGCCCGCTGTTGATCGTCACATCGATCGAGCCGAAGCCGGGCCACACCGGCGCATCACTTTTCGAGAGATACACGTCGAGCCCCGGAAACTCCGCGTTGAGCGCGTCGACGATCTGCTGGCCGTGGTTCTGTACGCCGGTCGCCGTCAACCCGTGCGCATCCATCGCGTCGATCAGCATCCGAAACGCGACGTTTCTGTCGGTGTTGTAGCCGCTGGGCAACTCCTGCGGCGGCGGCGGCGGCGGGGGTGGATCGACGGGCGGCCCCGGCAGCGCGCCGATCAGATCACAATCGGCCTCGAGGCCGTCGGCGACCAGGCGCAGGTTGGTGAGGCGAATGCGCGCGCTCATGCCGGCCTCCGGCGCAGATGCGCCTTCGCCATCACCGGCTTTGGCGCGCGCACCTTGGCGCCTTTGCCGGGTTTCACCGTCGCGAAGGCGGACGGATCGCCGACTGCGGTGCTCATGGCGATGATGGTCGCGATCGTCGTCGCATCGAGCCCGCGTGCCTGCAGCTGCGCGGTGAGTTTGCCGGCATCGATCCGGCTTTGCCCGGCGCGCTCGTGGTGCAGCACGTCGTACCCGAGACAGGTCACGCCGTCCCCGGAGGCGATCCCGGCGCGCACCAGCAAGGCGTCGATCTGCTGGCGGACGCTCTTTTCGTCTTCGACCAGCGGCGCGAGCGGGGCGATCGACGATTCGAGCCGGCGCTGCTGGCGCACCAGGCCGGGCAGATCGTCGGTCAACACCGAAAACGCCGTGTAATCCTCAATCATTCGCGGACCTCGCCATCGTGCGGGTGGGTCGGGAGCGGCATCGTGCGGCCGGTCGCCTGCTCGGCGGTTTCAAAGACTTGCTTGCAGGCCACGCAGATTCGCCAGCGCAGATAGCGCGTGCCGCCGCGGTCGGGCCGGGAGTCAATCACCCGGGACCGCCATTCCCCGCAGTGCGGACAGCAAAACTTGTCGGTGGTGATGCCTCGGCCCCCTACTGGCCGCAGAGCGTAGCGCAGCGGTTCCGGCGGTCGCCCTACATCTAGAACATTGTACCGACCGCTCGGCAGAAGCTGAGAGGACCGGCGCGTGGTTTGTCCTGATCGCGCCGGGTTGTCCCCCGTCAGCAGGTCCCAAAGGGATGCCGGGTTTATGCGGAGGGCGTCTGACCTCGTCGCCGTCCTCTCCCGCCTCGGGTGTCCGCCGCGTGACCTGTCCTGTCACGACGGTGTGCTCCGCGAGGCCCGCCTGTTTGTCGTCCTGACCCAAGCCGAAGCCGCCGCGATCGTGATCGGCTTGCGCCGCGCGCCGAACGGCGACGCCCAGATCGGCCGCACCAAGATTCAAACCGCGCTCTACGGGATCACGCGCACGGGTGCGCAGGCATGACGATCTGCGCGGACTGCCAGGCCGCCCTGCAGGAACCCGCCTATCTGTCCCTCGATGGGCAGCGCGCGCTCTGCGCGATCTGTCTGCTGGCCGATGCGCGCCGCTCTGTGCGCGCACGCCCCCCCGATCCGCATCACGACGCGGAAGTCTGGATCCTCGAGGAGTTGTACGCGCGGAGTGCCGCCTGACCATGCGCGCGATCACGATCGGCGCGCTGATCTGGATCACCTACACGCTGGTCGCGATCAACCTCTGCGCGATTGCGCGCGCGCACTACCTCGCCACGATCGGCAGTTCGGTCGCGTTCATGGTCGCCAACTTCTTTCTGATTCAGCATGTCAGCACGGCCCGCACGGTGCCCGAGTTCGCGAGCTATGTCGTATGCGGGGTCGCCGGCGATCTCACTGGGATCTACATCAGCAAGAAAGCGGGCCTCGCCTGATGGCGAGCGCGCCGCCGCGCCCCTGTCCCGTACCCAAGTGCGGTCGCCTCGACTGCACCGTCCACACGACCGAGGCCTGGCGCGCACGCGATCGCGTCGCTCCCGTGAAGCGCATTCGTGGACGTGAGCTGCAACGGCGACGCGCGATCTTATTCGCGTTGCATCCGTGGTGTGTGACCTGTCTCGCGCAGGGCAAGCAGACGCGCGCGACGATTCGCGATCACATCATCCCCCTCGCTGAGGGTGGGACCGAGGACGCGAGCAACGAGCAAGGGTTGTGTCTCGATTGCTCCGATGTGAAGACGGCCGAGGAGTCACGACGTGGCGTCGCGCGATCGCAGATGACCGACCGGTTTCGCAAGTCGGCCACGCCGCGCGATCAGAAGGGCCAGTTCCGACACCGACGCGCGCACGACCTTCGCTGATTTCCGCGCGAGTTCCAGTTCGAGTGCGAGGTCCGCCCTGGGGGGGTATGCAAGTGTTCGCAGCCCGGCCGGTCCGGAAACCACGTGGGCCCTTCGCGCGCGCGACCGCGAAATTCGCATAGGGGGGGGTATGTGAGGAAACGACCGCTCAGCCGTACGCGCATCAGCGATCCGACGACGATCGCAGGGCTCACGCCCGATCCGCACAACCGACGGACGCACAACGCCCGCAATATCGACCTGATTGCGGCCGCATTGAAGGATGTCGGCGCCGCGCGGAGCATCGTGATCGATGAATCGAACGAGGTGCTCGCCGGGAACGGCGTGATCGCCGGCGCCACGCAGGCGGGCCTCTCGAAGCTGCAGATCGTCGACGCGGACGGCGACACGATCATCGCGGTCCGCCGACGCGGGTTGACCGTCGATCAAAAACGCGCCCTCGCCATCTTCGACAACCGGGCGGCGGAACTGGCGGCGTGGAACGTCGAGCAGCTTAATGCCGATCGCGCCGACGGGAAGGACCTGTCGACGTTCTTCACGGATGATGAACTCGCCGACCTGTTCCGCGGACCAGGCGCACCGAGTGACGGCTTGACGCCGGCCGACGACGTGCCCGCCGTGCGGTCGACGAAGATCGTGGTCGGGGATCACTTTCAGCTCGGCACGCACCACCTGATTTGTGGAGACGCGACTGACGCCGCGGCGGTGACGCGTTTAGCGAACGGGCACGCGTTCGACCTCGTCGTGACGAGCCCGCCGTACAACGTCGGCATCAAATACAACCAACATCAGGACCGCGCGCAGCGCGACGAGTATTTGGCGCTTATCGAGAGCACCGCTCGCGGCTTTCTCCCTCACCTGTCGGCGGGTCGTTTCGTTGCGTGGAATGTGGGTGTCAGTCCGAGAACCTTCCACGCGCACCAAATCGTGCGATTGGTCGACTGCGGACTCAACTTCTACCGCGAGATCGTGTGGAAAAAAAACGGCGTCCCGTATCCGATTTTCCCGAGCACGGTCCGGACAAAGCGCGCGCGGAACTACCACCCGAACTACGTGCATGAGGTCATCGAGGTGTTCGAGACCAATGGGCCGCGGCCGGTGGCCGACGTCCCGTGCGGACTATGCGAGGGATCGGGCCGGATGGCGGCGCGTGAACTCCTGTCGGCCGACGCCCACGAAGTCGTGCAATTACTCACGCGAGGTGAGCCGGTCCAGGGCGGCGCGATCGCGCCTGACCATCGGTATCGCGATGACGTGTGGAGCATCAGCCAGAGTCAAAGTTCCGCCGGTCTGAAAACGATCGGCAAAAAATCGAAGGGTCTCGAGCACGGCGCGAAAGACGGGCACGTGCGCAAAGAGCATCCGGCCGCGTTCCCGGTGGAACTGCCGCGGGCGCTGCTGGGATTCCTGACGACCGAGGGCGAGCATGTGTTCGACCCGTTCGGGGGATCCGGGTCGACGATCATCGCGTGCGAGCAGCTCCGGCGCCGGGGATTTCTCGTCGAGCTCGACCCACAGTATTGCCAGGTCATCATCGATCGCTGGGAAGCCTTCACCGGGAAGAAGGCGCAAAAGGTCGGCGAGCGCGTCCGCCTCCGGAAGGCCAAGGGCGCGCGATGAGAGGCCGCAAACCGAAAACCACGGCCGCCCGCCGCCTGTCCGGCAACGCGGGGAAGCGCCCGCTCAACACCGCCGAACCGCAGCCCCCGACCGCCGCGGCCGACGCCTTCGATGCGCCGCCGGCGGAACTCGACGGCCAGACGATCGCGCTCGCCGAATGGCGCCGCCTCGCGCCGATGCTCCGGACGATCAAGCAGATCACCGATGCGGATCGCAGCGCTCTGATCGCGCTCTGTCTCGAATGGGGCCGCTACATCGAAGCCACGCAGAAGACGTTGACGCTCGGCCTGGTGGTGAAAACCCCGACTGGCTATCCCATCACCAACCCCTACATCTCGATCGCGACCAAGGCCCTCGCCGGCTGCGCGCGCATCTGGCCGGAGCTCGGGCTGACGCCGTCGAGCCGCTCGCGGGTCAAGACCGATCAGCCGTCGACCGTGGATCCGTTCGCGGAGTTTGACGCGGACGAGCCGCCGGCGCCGTTGCCGCCCCGGAGCACGACCCACTGATGCTGGTCCGCAGCTCGGCCCACCGCTGGCGGTCGCTGTCGCGCCTCCTGTCGGCGCTCGAGCGGGTGCTCGAAGGCACGGCGCGGCTCGATGCCTACGCGCACGCGGAGCGGACCGTCGGCCCGGACATCTGTGCGCGGATGGATGTGATCGCGGCGCGGATCGACCAGGAAGTCGATCGGCTGACGGCGGAACTCCTCGCCGAGCAACTGGCCGAGAAGATCGCCCGCCGGAGTGTCGCGTGACACGGCACCCGGTCGATGCCTACGCGGCGGCCGTCGTCGCCGGCCAGGTGCCCGCCGGGACCTACCACCGCCTCGCGTGCGCCCGGCATCTGCGCGACCGGAAACGCGAAGCCACGAAGGCCTTCCCGTACCGCTTCGACGTCGCCAAGGCCGATCGGTTCTTCCGCTTCGCGGGCAAGTTGAAGCACTACAAGGGCGAGTGGGCGCGGCAACCGATCGTCCTGCAACCGTTCCAACAGTTCCGGCTCGGCTCGATCTTCGGCTGGGTGCATCGGGAGACCGGGCTGCGCCGGTTCCGCACCAGCTACAACGAACTCCCGCGCAAGAACGGCAAGTCGCTCGAGGCCGCCGTCGTCGCGGTCTATCTGACGTTCTTCGACGGGGAGCAAGGCGCCGAAGGCTACTGCCTCGCCACGAAGCGATCCCAGGCGGAGAAGTTGGTGTTCCGCGATGCGAAGAAACTCGTCGCGTCGAGCGGCCTGAAGGCGCACATCAAGATCCAGGCGCGCAACCTCCACCGGATCGACACCGCCTCGAAGCTCGAACCGCTCGGCGCGAATCCCGAAGACGGCCTGAACCCGAGCCTGATCATCGTCGACGAGCTCCACAAGTTCAAAACGCGCGAGTCGATGGACGTGATGGAAACGGCGACCGGATCGCGCCGGCAGCCGCTGAACTTTCAGATCACGACCGCCGGCGACGACATCGTCAGCGTCTGCGGCGATCAGCACGACTACTGCTGCAAGATCCTTAACGGCGTCCTCGAGGACGAGACGTTCTTCGGCTTCATTGCGCACGCCGACCCCGACGACGACTGGACGCTCGAGGCGACCGCACGCAAAGCGAATCCGAACTACGGCATCTCGATCAAGCCCGACGATCTGGCGGCGCTCGTCACCAAGGCGCTGCACATGCCGGGCGCCGCAGCCGCCTATCAGCAGGATCACCTGAACTGGTGGGTCAACACCGACGCGCCCTGGCTGTCGCTCACGGGCTGGCGGACCGGACAGACGACGGGGACGCCGGAGGATCTGCGCGGGCAGACCTGCTTCGCTGGGATCGATCTGTCGAGCAAGATCGACCTCGCCGCCTTCGCGCTGGCCTTTCCCCCGACCGCGACGCGGACGGCGTGGCGGTATCTGGTGCGCTGCTTCACGCCGGCCGACACGCTCCTCGAACGATCCCGCCGGGACCGCGCGCCGTATCCCCAATGGGTCGACGAGGGCTGGCTGACGGCCTCGCCCGGCAACCGGTTGGACCAGGACGTCATCCATGCGGCGGTCCGCGAGGCGCGCGACACCTGCGGGTTCGTGATCCAGTCGGTCGGCTTCGATCCGTGGAACGCCGGGAACCTCGAAAAGGATCTGACCGAGGACGGCTTCGCGGTCGTCGAGATCCCGCAGACCTTGCAGCACATGTCGGCGCCCTCGAAGGAATTCGAAGCCGACGTGCTCGACGGGTTAGTCGATGCCGGCGGCAATCCGCTCCTCGCATGGATGGCGTCGAACGTCGTGGTCTACCGGGACGGCAAGGACAACATCTACCCGCAGAAGAAAAAGAGCCGCGGCCGCATCGACGGGATCATCGCCTGCCTGATGGCGCGCAAGCTCGCGGCGCTCGACGAATTCGACACGCCGCCGGCGTTCCAGATGTATGTGCTCGGCGGTGGGGCATGAAGCGGGCGCCGGACCCCCTGCTGCCGGACGAGGAACCGGTCCACCGGGGCCGACCACGCAATGCGGAACCCTCCTCGTCGGTCAGCACCTGGTTGACGGCCGGTGCGCATGACAAGCTGATCCAGTTGGCCAACGAACAGGACGTGTCGATCTCGGCGTTGGTGCGGAGTCTGCTGATGTTGCGGATCCGGCAGCGGTAACCCGCTGATAGCACCACGTCTCCTCGGCGTCCTCGAGGCAGCGATCGGTGAAGGTGATGCCATCGATCAACATGGATCGAGCGTGCGCGTCGGCGCCGGGCGCGGCATTTTCCAACTAGAAAACCCGTCCGCCGGGCGGCCCCGTCACACTGCGGAGGTATGCCCCGGATTCACATCGTGGACGCCGGCGTGGAGGCCGACGTCGATGCCAGCGCGCTGCAGCGCCTCGAGACCATTCGCGAGACCGCCGAGTCGATCATCCGCACCGTCGAGTACTGCCGCCTGACCTGCGACGGCCCGGCGCACCAGACCGGGATCGCCGATGACGCGGCGTACTTCTGTCGGCGCCATGTGCATCGGTCGCTGTTCGTCGAGGTCAAGCGCTGGCCCGTCGAAGCGGGCGCGGTCGCGGGCGGCTTCCCGTTGTAACCCGAACACCAGACGAGAGACTTCATCATGTTGCACCGCCTCCTTCGCGTCTTCACGCAGTCCCCCGACGGCTATCTCTGGGCCAACGTCCAGGCGATGTGCACGAGCTTCAAGCAGGAACTCCTGAACGGCAGCCACGCCTTCGGCGCGCAAGCCGCGAACGGCGTGCGCACCGTCACGACCAAGGACAG